CCAAGGATGGCAGTACCAGGGGTGTGGTAGGCTGCAGTAATCCGACCAGTGTGGATAAACTGGTGGGATCGTCCGTTGCTGATCTGCTTGTTGAGGACGGTGTCCTTGAAGATCGTGGCGTTGCGGAAGGCCTCATATACCTCGCCGGAGAACAGCTTGAGGAAGAGGGCCCTTTGGTCGCCGGCCTTATTGGCGCGGCCGGGTTGGGTTACGGTAAAAGTCACGGAATTGTAGTCGAAGGGGTGTGAACCGATCGACTGAGCTCAGTCAAATATGAAGCGCAGAAAAATCAACGGGTATGGATTATCCTCCGCAGAGGGTCCAACCGAACGTTCGGCTGTTAATGGGAGCCACCCAATACCAGCCCCGGGAGTCGAACCCGGGGTACACCATCTGGCGTTAATCGACTAGAGAAGCTCGCCTGAAACGGCAAGCCGATCTTCCACATCGAGGCGGAAGGCGGGATCCTGCTGATAGCGTGGGTTGGAGAGGTCACGCCGCAGTTCAGCCTCAGACCGGTATGGCTTGACTCCTGGGGCCTTGGCCCTGCCACCAGAGGCCATCTCCCCATCGAAGCCCACAGCCGCCTTGTAGCGGTTCGTGAGGGCCTCCACGGCAAACCGTGTGGCGGCCTTGTTGCCGGAGGTGATCACCTGGTCGTAGGCTGCCCGATCCTCAGGGGAGAGATTCTCGGCTGCCCAAGCCAGGGTCTGGTTGTAGGCCTCCTGGCCACCCACAGAGGTGACGATCTCCTGGGCATCGGCATCGGAGATGGGGGCCGGAACCTCAGCCTGCGACTGCAGCTTCTGCCATGCCTTGATCAGGTCAGCACTGGGCAGGGCCTCAAGTTTGGCTACGGTGGCCTCGTCGAGCTTGCCCTCGTTCTTGTAGAACTCTTCAGAGGCCTCCTTGAGGGCCGTCTCTGCCTCCGCTTCCTCCTCGGCGGGGGATTCTTCAGGAGCGACTTCAGGGGCCTCTTCCTGGCCCTCCTCAGTGGACTCACCCTTTTTGGCCTGCTCGGCTTTGAAGGCGATCTCCTTCTGCATCAGGGCGTAGACCTCGGCGGCCGACTTGCCCTGGTACTTCTCGGGGAGGACGCCCTGCTCAGCCTCCTGGGCCTCGCGTGCCTTGGTGAAGACGGCCTCCTCCTGGCGGGCCTCCTCCTCAGCAAGGCGGGTTCCGGTCTCGAGGAACTGCTGCTCCCGGGCTAGGCGCTGGTTCTCTTCGATTTCTTCGTGGATGGAGCTCATGGGGTAGTTTCAGGGGATTGTGCAACGACCATCTGGATCTGATTCAGTCCTGGGGTCCGAACGAGGGACCGTGCCCCAATGGGGGGCTTGGCTACCCTCGTCCTCACCGTTGGCTTGCCCACGATGGGTCGGTCCGTGGAGTGGATGGTGAGCTCAATGATCGGATCATCAGGAGGAGAGGATCTATCCTGGTCCTCCTGCTGGGAGGCCACCTTTGGCTGGAGCTCCAGCGGGGGCGGCGGAGTCGTCTGGGTTGGCAAGGCTGTTGATCGCTTCTGGGGCTTCGGGGTTGGCACGGGGATCCATCATGGGGGCTTTGACCAGCTGACCGACCTGATCGACCAAGGACTGCTGGATCTGGACAGTTTGGGCTTCTTGGCGAGCCTTGTCCTGGTTTTCCTGGGAGACAATCAGGCCAACGGGATCGATGCCATCGGAAGTGAAGAGTCGCTTGATAAATTCGTCAATGTCCACCCTCTGGGCAAAGACCTCAGGACCCAGGGCCTGCTGGATGGTGGTGGCCACCCGGAGCAGGGCCTCCCGATCTTGGCCACGGCCGATGCCATCGAGGCCTGCAACCACGGTGGGCAGTACCAGACCATTGGGCAGCTTGGGCAGCTGGCCCTTGCGCTGGAGCACCGACAGCCGGCGCCTCAGGAAGGGAACGGCCACCTCGGTGGTGAGTGTGCCCATGATGCCAGAAAGCTGCTCCATGACCTCCTGCTGGACCGCACGGACCTCCTCGGCCGTGGTGCGCTCCGACTGGCGGACGGACAGGATCAGGAAGGCCTCGGAGAGGGACTTGATCAAGGCCTGTGCCATCTGGAAGGCTGTGGCCATGTCAGCCTGCTTCCCAAGCTGCACGGCCACCAGGTCCTCAGGCCTGCCCACCAGGATGTCGCCATTCTCGGCTTGTGCGAACTCGGCGGGCTTTGTGATGGCTCCAGGATTCAGGAGGTAGCGGATCTTGACAGCCTCTGCTGATCCTTGAACCAATGCCTTAGTCAGGCCCTCTAGGCTCGTGAGATCGCCGATAAACTCCTCGATGCGCCCACGGCCATAGTTCTCACCGTCGACGATATTGAAGCGGATGGGGATCCAGGCCGGCGCATCTACAGGGCACTGCCCCTCTGATTTCTTGAGTTTTATCCCATCGATCTCTTGATACCACCGCCACTGACCGTCCTTGACCTTGGCCCAGGTGTAGACCAGAACCTCATTCTCCTCGAGGGAGACTTCAGCAACCGTCGAGGGGCCATCAGAGTCCTTCTGGACCCCATTGACTTTCTCCCCGTCGATGTGGAAGCGGACAGGCAGTGTGTCTCGGTCTACTCCTTCGACGGTCACGATCTCTACAGGGAAACCTACACCGTTTCGGACGCAGACATAGCGATCGAGTGGGTAGAACTTGAGACCATCCTTACTATCGAACAGAAGGCCGTTGCCGGTGGCCACACTGTGGCGAATGCCTTGGGTCAGGGTCACCCGATCCAAGCCACCCGTTATGCTCTGGTTGACGATACGCTCCATCTTTGCCAGACTGGCATCGACTTCAGAGCGAATCGTTGAATTGAGTTGAGGATTGGCGACGAACTTCCCGTCAGAGACTTGAAGCTTGAAGAACGACGTGTTTACAGGGAACAACGCCATCATGATCTTCGAGGTGATGACGTTGCAACCTCGGGCTCCCATGGACTGCCAGGGAGTGGGCAGCTTGTTTCCGGAGCTATGTCCAGAGGGAGGGAGTAGGTACGGAAGAGATAAGGCGGTGGCTATACGAGCCGAATCAAGAAACTCGGTGCGATCAGATGTCAGATACTCATAGCGGGATGCAGCAGTACGGCTCCTCACGGCTTACTCCCAGCGAGGGGAATGAGCAAACGAGACGGACCACGGGCGGCCTGCTTGGGTGCGGTGCGTTGCGCTTCTGTCTTGCGGATGATCCCTGCACCTGTTGGTGAGGTAGCCATCCATGAAGGAAGCACCGGGGCTAGCGGTGCTGGTGCTGGGGTAGGAGTAGGTGGAGGGGCAGCTGGGGTGGGAGCTGATTGAGTCGGTCGTGAAGGACTTCGGAATAGGCACATAGTCTATGGCGCAATGGAAAGTCGGGCCTTCTCTCTCTTTACCCGCTGGCTTTCCATACCAAATGGACTATCCAAGGCAGGGCCCTCGGTGTACCCATTGGCGGATGTAACGGACTCGATTGTGCCCAATCCTCCTGGCAAAACCATGCTTTGTTGGATTAGGTTACCAGAGGCTGGAGGCTGCATCGGTCCCGAATCAGGGGGAGCTGGGGGTGGAGCCGGAGGAGGAGGTGGAGCTGATCGTCGTTTTTGGCCTCTGGACAGACACATAGAAGGAAAGGCAAAAGTGCTATGTCAGATCACGGTCGATGTCGAAGTTGTCCCTGGCTGTTAAAAGGCGTCGGCAGATGTCTACTTGCCCAGCACGAAAGGCGAACTCTTTCTCCGTGAGGCTGATGGGGGGGTATGTATCTGGGAAGGCCTTAATCAGCTCGTCGACAAGGATGCGAAGAGGGTCAGTCATTTTTAGGAATGCGGAGTTGCTTGTAGGTAGTGGCAGTCACTTCGACAATACGACCAAAATCATAAGAACTACAAACGAACTTACGATAAAGGCTTATGGCATCCAATCGATCCGTGGTCCTTCCTTTGAAGTCGGGATCACCTCTACCATCACAGCTAGAGCCTGCAAACACTAAGTACCAGGTGGGCTCATCCATGGGAGCAGAATACAATGAGAGAGCCTTCGGGCCAAGAATAGGGATGTTGTGGGAAACAGCAGGGGGCCTGCATGGGGCCACCATGAGGGTAGTTTGAATCTTCGTCACGTAAGGGTCGAGGATCAATCAACTCCAGTCCACGGTTACTGAGTGCTGATCGGAATCTCTCGTTCCAGTAACAGTCACCCAGCGCAGCGACACGGCAGGACTCACTAACAAGCTCAGTATATCGATCCATAGGAGGGAAGATCTACATTGGATGCTTCGAAGAAGGCTAGCATTCGTGCCGATCGGGTTGCGCTCAGCTCGGGGGCTTTGCCGCGTCCGTAGAGGTTGTCGGAGGCGGCAAGCCAGAAATCTGATCCCAACTGGCCTGGACCAATCAGTTTGGTAAAGACCCAATCGACGGTGGCCCTCCGCAGAGAATTGAGGCTTTGTGAGGGCTTGAGGCCAAGCTCTGACGCCACCATGTGGTGGACTGCGACGTGGACCTGTTCATCGCGGCTGATGTCGGCAGCAACGGTTCGGATCCCAACATCACCGGCGAACCTGAGGAAGGGCAGGAGGACGAAGAAGACGGAGCGTTCAAGGATGGCGGCCTTCAGGATGGGATGGTCGGGGTGGGCAACCCAGGCATCACGGATGTTCAGCCCGGTGGCCTCGTCCTTGGAGTGGGTGCCGTGGGCGTCGACCACGAACTGGAGGGCCTGATCGTGACGCTCCTCGTCGGCCATGTTGGACCTCAGGGCAGCCACCACACCCTCAGTGGATGGCAGATCATGGGCAAGCCCTGCCTTAAGTAGATCCCTAACAGGCAGCTCGAGATGCCGTAGAGCCAGGCATCGATGAATCGTTTCATGGGTGCCCTCTTTAATGGGCCCAGCGGAGACCTGGGTCGGGGTCCACTTTCGCTTGCGGGTAAGGACGGAGACATACGGACTAGGGGAGGACATCAGATGATAGTGCGAGTGAGGTGATTAGGATCGAATTCATCCAAGGCATGAACCTCTGGGCCAAAGCCGGTGGCCAGCAGTTCGCCCGATAACGACAAGGCTGGTTGTGGATCATGGGTGGGTGGTTCGTGATCCACAACAGGGTCAAAGTCTCGCAGCCATGCTCGGATCTCTTCACCAGTAGGTGTTTTTGCCGGCCAAGCAATAAACCGAAGAAGGGACTTGCGGTCGGTGAAGCACATACTGGTGTGAGGTTTCCAGGCGATGAAGCCCTCACCATTCCAACGATCAACCTGCCTCTCGATGAACAGAGCGCCTGGAACTTGAAATCGATGTACTTGACTCATTCAGCACAGCTCTGACACTCGGAGGTGTCTAGGCCGCACTGACCGTGCTCAAAAGCAAACTCAGGCCAGAGATCAGTTCCAAGGATCCCCAGAGCATCGTCTTTGGCTTGTGTATCTGATGCCACCTGGAGGGAGTAATAGAGGCTGGTCTGAGGACCGTACAGCCAATCAATCAGGAAGTCCCGGTCGTAGGTAACCCTGTCGCTCCAGCTGTTGAAGCTGTAGCCATGGAACAATCCGTCACTCTGGAAGAGGGTGACGATCAGGTCAGCCACTGCCTTGTAATCCTCCCAGCCCACTTCTTCAGCTGTTTCGACATCAGGGGGATACTCGAAGGTCTGCACCCCGAAGGTTCCCGAGTCCCGATCGATATTCCGGCTGATGGGAGGTGCCAGCTCAGGGGTGCAGGCATAACCACGAAGGTCGGTGCTGCGGTACGAGCAGGAGGCTGTGGGAGCAATGGCAAAGGCACGCTTCAGCCCAGCCTCCCGGGCAATAGCGCCAGCCCGATCAATGGCCTTCAGGAGGCCGAGGGTGATGCCCAGTGCTTTGGCGCAGGAATCCGGAACCGTTTCCCCGGAAGACCATGCGCGGTAAACTGCAGCCAGCTGGGCATAGGTGACATCCTCCTGGGCCAGGAAGTTGGCCAGACCCAGGATGCCCAGTCCAACCTGTTTGTCGTTGTCGGGGCTAAGGTAGACCCCTGCCTCGCCTACTCCAGTCTTGGGATGGAGCTCCACTAAGGAAGTCATGCCTTCAACAAAGGCCTCTTCCAAGGTGTCGAGAGTGCATTGGCCCAGGTTGACGTGCTGCAGGAGGCACGTTCCCCGATGGGGAAGGTAAACTTCCAGGCAGACGTTGCCCCAGATTCGGTGCTGGTTCTCGTCAAAACGGATCTTGTTGAGCCACAGGTCACCGGAGGCGATGGCCTTAAGGACGGCCTCAATGAACTCTTCTGAAGAATTGTTCAGGAAGTCCGAATCAACATCGAGGCACCGCTTGCACCAGGGGAGCTCACGACGATCGGCCGTGATGAACTCAAGGGCGTCAGGGTGGTCGTAGTCAAGATGCAGGGTGATTGCCCCGTTCTTGAAGGTTCCCCCACGTCGGAGAATCTCATTGATCGTTGAGTAGATCTTGGCAAAGGAGACGGGTCCACTGGCTGTCAGGCCGCGACCATTGTCGGATCCTTTGGGGCGAAGCTTACTCAAGTGGATCGCGCATCCGGCCCCGTTGCGGAGGGCGTAGGAGGCGAACCGCCAGGAGGCCTCGATGCCATCTGGGCCCTCCATGGAGTCTTCCACCACGAAGACGGTGCATGACACGGGCAGCCTGCTGGTAGGGTCATTCACCCAGGACTGGACCCGGCCTGTGCGGGAGATCTTGGCAGAGACAGGGGTGGTCATGTAATGGTGGACTTCTCAGGGAAGCAGTCGGGGTGGAAGAAGAGGCGGGCAAACTTGTCGGAATGCCGGGTGGTGAGCAAGATGGAATCCTGACCCTTAGGGATTTCCTGCTTACAGACTCGGCAGATGGCCGACTGACCAGGAGCTTCCCTGGAGAATCCCCAGTCCCAGTAGTTTTTGATCATGGGATAAGGTCAGTGAGCTGTGGCTCAAAGTACCCGGGCCCCTTCAGGATCTTACCATCCTCTCGGAGGATCGGTTTGCCGTCGATGTCGAGCTTGCTCATGTTACTCGCGAAAACCCGAGTGAGAGCAAGGTCCAGGTTCCACCCTTTGGCTGCGGCGAACTGGTAGCAGGTGAAAACCAGATCGGCCAGCTCCTTGAGGGTGTGAGTCTCCTCTGCGTCGTGGTAGGCGTCCAGAAACTCCTGGTATTCCTCAGCTATCAGGCCAACCTGGAGGGGAGCGGTATCAGGGGCCGGTGTTGCAACTCCAAAGGCACTCCTCCAGGTGAGGGCCTCGTGCTGGTGGGTCATGTCAGGGGTGATGGATGAGCGGCTCATTCAATAACAACCTCAGGGTGTGATTCGTGGATGCGAGCAAGATGCGCTTTGTGCTTTTCTTCTAGCTGAAATTTTTCGTGAATGCTTTGCTGTAAGATATCATCATAACCTTGAATCTCCGCTTCGAGTTTCCTGACACGCTCCTGTAGGGTTTTGATGATTTCACACTTGGCAAACAACTCGCGCTGGGCCTCAGTTAGTTCGTCGTGGAGATTGAGCACCCGCTCGATCACTCCGAAGGCATTGGGTCGGCTCATGGTCAAGCTACGGCGAGGTGGGAGGAGACGTCTTTCAGGACGAAGAGGGTATTGCCAAGAATCTGGACTGCACCTTGATCGCGTGCAACCCGGAAACTGGGGAGGTGTGCGGAGCATGGCGGTGGTGTTCTCCACCATCCGCCCTTCCAGCTCATCAAGGATAGCCGCGTAGCTGTCTACGCTGCTGATGATGCGGTCGCCCTGGGCCATAGGTTAGTCACTTCTTTTTGTAGTCGACTGAGGCCAGCACTTCACAGCCCAGTTGCATTGGATAACATTCCTGGGCTGTTCGTTATGCCAGCACCTCAGCGCATAGGCTTCGGTTGGGTTTTCAGCCGTGATCGCCATAGTGCCATCGGCAAGGATTTCAGCCTTCATCAACTTCCTCCTCATCGTCGGAATCGTCGTCAAAGCTGGCGAGCATCAAAGCTAGGTAATAGGACTGCCTGTCGTGATTTCCACAAAGGTCAGTGATGCGCTCGAAGATGGGCTTAGGTTTGATGATTTCAATCACTTAGCTTGCTCCTTTACAAGGCGGTCATCAACCAGCTTAGCATATCCAGCAATGTCGTGCCAGGAATCATCATAGTCTGGGTCGCCATTGACGACACGGCCGATCTTGTGGAAGATCATCTCAAGGGCCTCCTGTTGGTCAGGAGCAAGAAACTTCCCCCTCTGGGCAAGCTCGTCTGCCAGCACAGCCTTTAGTCGCTGGGTCACCCTGGCATGTCCCACGAAGTCCCCGTAGCGCTTCCCTCGCTCGGCCAATGTGGCTGCTACGTCACTTTCGGGGGTGGTCGTTATTGAAGAGCTCACGGTAGGCAGGGTTTCGTTGGATGGACCATAGCTCCCAAGATCGAAGTCTCCGTCCGATCCAGTCGTTTCGAAATGAGCGTCGTGTGAGGGAAAGCCTGAACCAAAGCCTTCCTCTGAGTAGGGAACCTCGAACAGCGATAACTGCTTGGGAAACTCGCAGTCTGATGAAGGTAGGGACATTTGGATCTTGGAAGAGGATGATGAGCAGGGCAGCTGTGCCCCAAGCTGAGACTACGAGGGGGTCCATAGGATGGGGGTGCGTGCTTTCCAATCATACTCCCCCGGACGGAGGATGCGTGCAAGGCGGGCATTCTGTAAAGCGTCTGCTTCCGTGAGCCCAGCTTTGACGAAGGTGTGGACGATAGCCTTCCACCAGAGCTCCCGGGGGGTCTTGTCGAGGAGGGCCTTGGCCTTGACCGCTCCGATGCCGGGGCAGCCCTTGTAGCCGTCCACAGCGTCACCTGTGAGGATCTGCTGGAAGAAGAAGTGATCGCATTCCTCCAGGGTTGGGGTAACCTCCTCGGTGCCGTTCCATTGGCGGCATTGGATCTGTCGAAGGTCCTTGTCGGCAGAGATCAGGACGACGTTCAGCTCGGTCTGGTGGCAGCGCATACCCAGGAGGTCGTCAGCTTCGAGGCCTTCTACCAACTGGGAGGGGTACTGCTCGAGAGCGAGTTTGACCAGTCGGTAGAACCCCAAGGGCTTTCGCTTCTGGCGGTGGCCCTTGTACTCAGGGTCGACGGTCTTTCGGAAGTTGTTTCGACCTGTGAAGAAGAGCTCGATGGTGTCACACTGGAAGTGCTTCTGCCACAGCTCGATGGTCTCCTGGAAACGACGGCAAGCCTGTGGGAAGTTAGAGGCCACCATGTGCCAGTCACCATGCTCAACCTCGATCTCCGAGGATTGGCAAGCGACGTAGGCGGGAGTGTCCGCGTCGATGAGAAGGATGTCGGGGCGTTTTGTCATTAACCAATTAGAATGAATTTGTGGACGGAAGCATCATCGAAGTCTTCCTCATCAGGATAGATTATATCCAGGTACTCCTTGTCGTCACGATCAGCACCGGCTATAGAGACTTCTGTAGCTGCTCTACCATACTCGTAGTGACGGCATACAGACTTCCCTCGGACAGGGAGTTTGAGAAGGTCGGGGCCCAGCTCTGAGAGCTTGGTGATTAGTTCTTGTCCGGTCATGCGTCAATCAAAATGAACTTGTGGATGGTATCGTCAGGGTAGTCCTCCTGGGAGGCCAATGCAGCCATGTACTCCTCTTCCAGGGTTCCTCCGATGGATACCTCGTTTGCCGTCATGGCGCATTGACCATGATCTGTGAAGAGGCGCACCGGAAGTCCCCGATCGTCGAGAGGGAGATCCTGGATGGCAGCAATCAGTTCGATTCCGGTCATGTTTGTTAGTGGCACGAGGCCCAGTTGGGACCGTGTTTGGCCTCGGAGGCCAGCGGCACGTTGAGGTTGAAGGATGCACCGACCGTGACGATCGACTCGGTGAGGATCCGCTTGACGGTGTCCACCTCCACAGGGGAGACGGCCACCTGGATCTCGTCGTGGATAAAACCGAGGGGGGTGTAGTCGATCCCGAAACGGAGCTCTCCGTCGATGTTCCGGTAGCTTTCCACCACCCAGTTCTTGCAGACGATGGCGCCAGCAGACTGGAGCAGGTAGTTGAGGGCGGCGTGTTGCTTGCCCTGGAGGTACAGCACTCGGCCATCGAGGGCCTTGAGGGTGTCGTTCTTAGAGCGGGCCTTGACGGACTCCAGGAGGGGCCCAAGGCCGGGGATGGCCTGCACGAAGGCAGCCCGAACCTTCTTGCCCAGGGAGGCTGCAGACTTCCCCTTCAGGAGGGGATCGACGGTGCGTCCGAGCTTCTCATCGCCGGCCCCATAGAGGAAGGCGTAGGTGATCGTTTTGACGGCCTTGCGGGTGATCTCGATGCCTAAGGCCTGGGTGGTGGCGTCGGCGTTGATCTGGTGGATGTCGCCGTTGACGACGATGTCGGCGAAGCGGCCGGAGTCGAAGAACGCGAGATAGTGTCCAAGCATCCGAAGCTCCAGACCCGAAGCATCAGCCCCCACCTCCACGAAACCATCGCCAGGACCGAAGAGAGCACGACAGCGAGGGTCAGAGGATACCTGACCAAGATTGGGGGAACGATGCGCATTGCGTCCGGTGTTGGTGGCGAGGGAGCACGAGTGGTGGATTCGGCCTGCCCGGGTGACCTGCTTGAGCCAGGAGTTCTTCCCCTCGCTCAGCTGACCGAGCCCCTTCTGAAGCTCGAGCATTCGAGCGAAGGTTTTGGCCTCAGAGGTGTCGATGGCCAAGAGAACCGACTCGTCGATCTTGGGCTTGCCGGTGTCGGTGAACTCCTCTGGCTCCCAGCCTCGCCAGGTCTGGAAGACCCAGGCAATGTGATCACGGCTGGTCGGATTGAAGTCCTGCAGTTTGGTGAAGGGTGCCCCCTGGATGTACCCCATGGTGGAATTATTCCGCTTGGGGGTCATGGGCTTGCCGGCCACATAGGGGAAGGCACTGCGTAACTCAGAAGCCAGCTGTTCTGACTCGCTTCTGAGAACGCTTTCGAGCTGCTCACCGGCCTTCACATCGAAAGGCCAGCCGTACCGTTCCTGGATGGCCATGATCCTTGCACAGTCGTGCTCCATTGTCACGGCCCGTGTAAATTGCTCGGCCCTGCCTTTTAGGCGCTCCCACAGCAGGCTTGTGACCTCCACGTCGCGGACGCAGTAGTCCTGCATCTCCTGGGACCAGGTGGACCAGTCAGCATGATCCTTGTAGTCGCCTTTGTGGTAGTTGAGACGCCATCCCCAGGACTCCAGGCTGTGCCGGCCGTAGAGTTTGAGTGGCATACCCTTCTGCCGAGCCTTATAGTCCAACCCCAGCACATGCGGGAAGAACAGGCGGCTCAAGATCAGGGTGTCACGTAGCTCGATCTCCGTGGCCTCGAACCAGGGGTAGAGCTCGTGGATCACCTCGATGTCGTAGTTGATGATGTTGTGGCCAACCAGGAGGTCAGCCTCAGCCAGGTACTTTATCCCCGTCACGATGGACTCGTGGGTGCCCTGGTCGTTGTAGACATGGACCTCGTGGGTGTCCAGGTCGCGGGTCACGAGGCAGTGGATCGTGTCGAACCCCTGCCGCATGAAGCCATTGGTCTCGAGGTCGAAGGAGAGTCTCATCAGCAAAGTACCTCACGGGCTGCAGTGAGTATAGGTTGGAATGCAGCAATCCTCTGGGACTTGCTCGGCCATTTCTTGTTTGGGTTATAGAGGGCCTTGGTTGCGATTTTCCAGGCCTGGAACTCCCCTACACTTGCTACAACAATAGCATTGAATGGGATCCCATCTATGTCTTTCTTGTAGCTTTGGCCGACAAAGTACGGGCTCTCCTCCCAGGAACCACGAAGATGAGTAAAATCTCGGGAGTGACAGACGAAATCTAAATCCAAGGCAGCAGTGTGGAAGGTCGCGCCGATAGCAATAGAGCCGGTAATCATTATTTCTTGCGTGCCCCCTGCGAAGACCAGAGATCGGACAAGAGACTCAGCGAGGTCAGGATTGAGTTTCATTCTCGGATGCGCTCCACCTTGCAGATGAAGTCGGTGGCTCCATCCATCAGCTCTTTAGCGAGCTTCGGGTCTTTCAGGATAGCCTTGATGTCCACTCGCTTGCGTTGCTTGGTCAAAATGGAGATTCCTCCTTTTCTTGTGTGGGTGGAAAGTAGCCGGAGAGATCTTCAAGCATCCGTCCGGTCTCTGAATTGTAGCACACCTTCCCGGCTGGGCCGGTGCGCCCGTTGTGGCGGTTCTTGAGGACGCGCACCAAGGTGCCGTTCTCACCTTCCTCCAGGTCACGCTCCAGGGCGATCACGATGTCAGAGAGCTGACCGATGGAGCGACTGCCTCGGAGTTGACTGAGGTGGGCCCGTCCGCCGCTCTCGTGGCCTTTGCCTCCTCCCTGGACCCCGGTGAGATGGCTGATGAGGAACATGCCACAGTTCGTCTCTTCGACGAATTGCCGCAGCTTTGTCATGGTGACATCGATCAGCTTCCTCTCATCCCCCTCGTCGTTGCCTGAGATCAAAATGCTCAGGTGATCCACGAAGAGCCAGTGGCACTCCTCAGCCATGACCATGAAGCGTAGCTCGTTCAGGAGCTCCACCGGGTCGACGGCCCTGAAGCCAGAGTTGAAGACCACCCGGCCTGATCCGACTGAATTGTCGAAGGCCTTTCGGAGGTCCTCGGGAGGGATCTCATTGTTGAGGTGCAGGGGCCTGGAGGCCTCGACCGTCATAAGCCTCAGGGCCGTCCGCTGGAGGGATTCCTCGAGGGCCACATAGCCAATCTTCTCACCTTGCTGAACTAGGGATTGGGCTGTTTCACCGCAGAAAGTGGACTTACCAACGCCTGTGCCGGCCGTAAGAGTAACGAGCTCACCCCTACGGAGACCGCCGGTAAGCTCATTGAGCTCACTATAAGGCCACAGAGCATCCCGCCCGCGAAGTGGGGAAGAAACGAGCGCAAAGAGCGATTCACCGGAAACCACAGCTGCAGGGCGCCAGGGCTTCTTGTTCCAGATTGCTTGACGGACATTCTCAGGGGCAGCGAGGAGGGCTTCATTGGCGTCCTTGAGGGGCGCAGCTGTGGCAATGAACGTCCGAGCACCGGGAAGCAGAGGGGCGCATTCTTGCGCTGCTGCTAGGCCCGCGTCGTCGTTATCGAAGAACAGGATGATCTCCTCGAAGTTGAGGAGGTACTTGAGGTTAGCCTGGATGGCCTTCTTGGCGGCCTTGGCCCCCAAGGGGACCGAGACGACAGGCCAGTTGGGTCGGCACTGGTAGACCGCCAGAGCGTCAAGCTCGCCCTCGGTGATTACGAGGGACTTACCCCCTCCGAAGAGATGCTGGCCGAAGAGGGTCCCAGGAAGATCACCCGTGACCGGATGGGTCTTGTCCTGGTACTTGGACTTGTAGGCTACAAGTCGTCCGGTGTCGTCGTGGTACGGAAGAATGATGCGTTTCTTGGTGGCATCGAGACGCACGCCAAACTTGCGGCAAGTCTCAGCAGTAAGTCCTCTCGACTTGAGAGCCATGACCTCTCCAGGGAGGTCAACGGCCGGCGCCTGTGACTGGACCTGATCACCCTTAGGCCCGGTGTGTCGGCCGCAGGTAAAACAATGCTCATGTCCGTCGGTGTAGAGGGAGTTTGCATCAGAAGACCCACAGGAAGGGCACGAGATGTGCCGAACGAACTCGGAGTCTTGCTCATCGTGATTTACAGGAGCCATGCAGGGGGGATAGTTTTGTAATGACACCACTTGAAGCCATGCTTATCACACCACTCAGAGTGAGTCATCTTGGCCCGAGGGGCAACGGGTGCCCCAGGGGTTTGCAGGATGAACCGGATGTCTAGGTCCGGAAAGGCCTTCTTAATTGCCAGCATTTTAGGGCGACAATCATGACCCTTTTGGATGAACTTCCCTTTGACCTCCAGGATCACCCCATTAGGCAGGATGATGTCTGGAGTGTATGTATGGTCGAGGGTGTACGGCAACTTGAGGCTTTCGAACTGGGCACCCGGTTGGGCCTCCTCGATCGTTGCCCAGACTGTAGCCTCGAGCTTGGATCGGAAGGCCGGCATGGGTATCAGAAGGGAATGTCGTCGTCGTCTTCAGGTTCGAGCACTGGGCCAGCGCCAAACAGGGAGGCAGCCTCATCCTTGGTCACAGGCGGCGGTGCTTGACCCTTGGAAACCACGCTGATGATCTTGCCTGCACGGATACGAAGCGAGAGACCCACCTTCTTGCCGAAGACGTAGGGCTTAAGGCGGATGGCCAGCTGAACCGTACTGCCCTCCAGGACCATCGTTGAGAGGTCGAAGGGTAGGTTGTCTGGGCCATGGACCCACAGGAAGTCGGGCTTCTTGGAATCCTCTGGACCAGGATCTGGGTTGCCGTAGCTGTACTTGATGCAGCCATCCTCGCCCCAAGGCTGGGCCTCAACACCAACACGAGACCCCGGGAATTTGCTGAGGATCTCAGCGGTTCCAGCATCGAGGGCTTTGGTGTATTCATCCTCGAATTGATCGAAATCCTCGTCGCTCAGGGTGAACCCAATGCGGCAGTTGTTGTACTTGCCGGAGGGCTTGAGGGAGATGAAACCCTCGAGTTTGGTGGTGAGGACAAAGTCGGTGTATTTAAGACTCATTGGATTGTTGAAGGCGGATGGTGTTCAGGAAGGGATCGAGGAAGATCTCGACGGCCTCAAAGTTGGTGCGATCACCATCGAGGGAGTCATCCCAGTGGGTGTCCACCAGGCTCTTCTCGAGATCAGTGAGTTCGGAGCGGGCGGATGGGCCTGGGAAACTCACGCTTCCACCCCCAGCTTTTCAGCGGTCTGGTTTACCTCAGCTTCGATGGTCTCGATGCTTTCACCATCCTGAGCAGCCACCAGGGCGTCAGAAAGGAGGATAGCGTTGAAGACCTGCTCCTTAACCTCCTGGATGGGGACATCAGGGAAGTCCTCCACCAGGTGAGTTTCGATGATGTGCTCCAGGGAATCCGGATCGATGGTCGTGCCAAGAGCGGTGTTGATGTCGGAGGCCAGTTCGGCGATCTCCTCGAAGGAAGCCATAGGTTGGTTATCGGAGGGGAGCACAAGGCCCCCCGGGACGTGGTGAAAGGGGATCAGCGATTGAGAATGGCCGCAGCAAGCAGCGTCCCAAAAACAAGGGCTGCGGGGATCCAGACGGGAGCCAGCACCCAAAGCCAAGGCCAAGCAACGTGACCTGTGAGCTTGAGTCCAATGAACAGAACCGCCAATAATACGCTGAAGCTGTTCATACTGCCACCTTCTGGCGGCCACGGGGGCGGCCGGTTGGGATGCAGATCACAGGGGAATCAACGTCAAAGGTCCCAGCGTTGAGCTCCTTGACAACTTTCTTAGCTGTCTTAATGGCCTGGTCAGTCACGGAGCGCTCGAAGCGGATCTTGTAAGGGGTGCCGATGCACTTCAGAGCATCGCCCGCAGTGTTGACGCCGTATTGGAAGATGCTGATTGCACCGATCTGAGTAGGCTCAAAGAGCTCGGCTGGTTTGGGATCATGAAAGGCGAAGGTTCCGATCTTGGACTCGTCGCGCTTGGATAGGGCCATGATGGCTGATTGAAGGGAAAAGAAGGTGGGTGATGGATCCAGTGGCTTGTGATGGCCTTGGGTGGGGCGGCTGGTCAGCCCCGGGTGTCAGATGGGAGGCAGGTAGTCGAATGGAGGTGGTGAAACCCTGGAACCTTCGAGACTTAGCAGTCGGTGTTCCAGATCATCATTGGCCTGCTCCAGTTCAATTACACGCTGTTCGGCGGCGCCATAACTGCTGCCGCTCAAGGGGCTGCAGCGGGCCAGATCGGCCACCATTTCGGCATGCAGGCCCGGTGCGCAGGCCAGCACTCGGCCGCTCGAGATCAGCTGAGAGACGGGTATCAATCTCCCTCACGAACTCAGTGAGGCGAAGCACTAGACTGACGGCTTCTTCATGCTTGGCGGCCAACTCAGCCAGCTTAGCAGCATCTTTGGATCGGGAGGACATCAGCAGAACAGGTAGTTGGATTCTCGGATTTCAGCTGGGTCGAGGGTTCCGATCATGACATCAGGGTCCACAGGGACTCCGAGCTGATCAGCCCAGCGGCCCAGCTGGTCTTCCTCGTACATCGTAGCAAAGATTCCCCGGATGTGGTCCATTGTCCAGCCAACATCGCAGGAAAGAGTCGAGATGCAGTCGTGAACAAGGGCGATCGGCCTCTCCCACTCCTCGAAGGCAAGGTGCAGCAGGGCCGCATCGAAGGCGTGGATCAGGTTTGGCACCGATCCGATGGTGATCTTGCGGTTGTTGAGGGGAGCGGTGGTGGAATCGAAGTCTGCCACGGTCACCCTGATGCGGCGGCCCAGCAGCTTGGTGTCGACCAGCTCTGTAGGGTAGACCCGCTTGTCCAGAATCACTGGGAAGCCGGATGGGCTTGTGAAGGCCACAGGACGGCCGGTGTCCTGGGAGACCTGGTTCACCACCTTCTGGATCCACTCCCGGGCCCGCATGGGGCCTGGAAGGACCTCTGGGATGGCCTTGCGGTAGACTGCCTCCACCAGGTCGGGCAGTGGGATCCCATGACCCTTGGGCAGTGCCTGCCGAAGGTAATCCCGGGCGGAGCTCTGGGTGAGCCCGTAGGGGAGGCACATCACGACCCGTTTGGTGAGCTTGCGGGTGATCAGTGGGTGGAACGCCTCGAGGAGGTATCGCTTTGAGGCCTCGGCCACGGTCTTGTAGGCGTCGGCGGGCTTGGGCGTGGGAGCCACGTTGACCAGCTCAGCAGCTCCACGGTCCCGGGTGAGGGCTGCCAGATGCTGAAGGCCAGAGCAGGTGGCGTCGAAGCCCACGAAGAGATTGGACCAGGCCCTGGAGCAGTCGATGAAGCAGGCGTAGAACTCGATGCAGGCGGCCAGGAACTGCCAGGGTTCGTCGGCCCCCTGCCAGGTGGAGATGGTGCCCATAGGGTCTCGGGCGATGCCGGCGATCAGGCCCCGGTTATCCTCGACCCACCGTTGACGCTCCAGAAGGGTCTCCTTTCCCAGGCCGAAGGTGGTGGCCACCTGGAAACCCAGCCACTCCCGATCGGCAGGGCCGGAGTAGGACGACACCAGCAGGGAGCGAGCAAAATCGGTGCCCTGTGGGTTGAGGTGGTTGGCGAGAGGATAGACCCGACCACGGAAGTCGAATGACCACGGGAAGAAAAATGACTCCTCGTCCCGGTACATCTTGGCGATGTAGAGGGTCTCAGAGGTCTGGTAGTTGCGCTGGGCCAGGAGGGAGTTCTCCTCCTCGACCTCGACGCGACCCTTCTTGTAGGCCTTCTTCTCCTTTTCAGAGGCCGTCTCCCAGGGGTCTGGTTTGTGAGGGAGGGGGAGAGGGTCGGAGTTCCGGAAGGATCCGATCGAGAGGCGGGCCTCCTGACACCTGATGGCGACCTCCAGGATGGAGGGGTTGATCTGGTAGGCCACCTGTTGGATGGTGTTCAGGAAGCGGACAGGAATCTGGAGATCTGGTGACCCAGGATTGATGGCATGATATTCAGGAGAGATAGCTAAGATAGCTGGTTCAGCTAGGAGAGCTGTCTGGGAGGTGGGGTCTCCCGACCCCTCACCGTCATCTAGGGAGGCGCGGTTTCGCGTTCCCCCTTTAGGTGGAAAGCTCCGAGACACCTTGGCATGACTGACTCCTCGGATGAGCCAGGAACGGGTCCCCGATCGCAGCTCAGAGGTCAGGTAGCCTCCAGGGGTGGCAGCCAGATCAGGCTCCCATGGGTTGGGCTCGCACAGCATGGGCCAGCAGCAGGCTGAGACGGCCTCTGCGGCGTGCAGCATGGCCTCGATGGCTTTGGTGACCTCAGGGGCAGGCCGCAGCACGGTGAGCGTCTTTCGGCCGCTGGTCCGCACCTCCTCAGCATGGAACCAGCCGGTGGCGGAGCACAGCCGATCCAGGAGCCAAGCCCCTATTTTCACCTTGTACCCTGCCGGCCAGCGGATGGCATCGTGGGAAATGCGCCGCATGGTGGCTCGGTACTTTGCCACCCGGTAGCCGTAGCCTTTGGATCGGTGGATTCTGGTGCCATTGTAGGCGTCGGGTTCAGCTTGTGAGAATTGACTCAGGAGACACTCATCGAAGGCCCGCGAGCCGATGGCATGAACCACGCTGGCGTAGGGGGTGCCAATGGTGAACCGATCACGCTTTTCGAAGACCAGATCGATGGTGGTTTTGAGGACGATCAGGGCCAAGGTCGAAGAGGGCACACCCTCGAGGAGGGCAACGTGGGCCGCGTACTCCCCGGTGGAGCCGGCAGCGATCTTGGAGCGTTTCGATTCGATGGCCTCGATGGCGGCCCCCAGCCCCTGGTCGACGAGTTTCTGCCCGTAGATGGAGCTGGAGGCATACTGGCGTGCTTCGGCCTTGGATGTGGCCAGGTGAAGGCGTTGGATGCCTTCCTGGTGGGCCTGAAGCTCTCGTTGGAATTGCCGTTGGATCTGGTCTGGAGTTGCCATGTGTCAGCTATCTTCGAAAATGGGCTGGTGACATGATGGGCACTCGACATAAGCCCCTAGGTCCTTATTGGGTTTGACAGCCACGAGATGACGGCGTATCACGCCTTCTTCATCGTGCCACTTTCCTCTTGGGGCAAAGTAGAGCCTGTCGCCATCAATTACGACGCCACAGTGACTACATGATTTCAGGTCCATGGTTCAGGTAGTTAAGGTCTTGGTGACAAACGCGACTTGCAGGGCAACCAGGCAGACAGCAAAGGGCCACAACTCCGCCCCTAAGGCAATGCCAGCAGCAGTAGAGTATCCGACAGCAATGCAGAGCTCAACGGGAGTGATCATGGCTTGGGTGGGTAGCGGTTGATGATCTCAACAAACTCATCGATCCATTCAGAGGGGATGGGCTGGATGTGAATATGGGTCAAGGCTCGACCGATTGCTTCGTGAATCTCGATGGCCCTGAGGTTATCGGCAATACGTCGAGGACGCAGGCCTAGTGGAGGCTTGGCTGAATTGAAAGCAGACGTAGGCCTGAATCTATCAAGCTCTGCATCAACTTGTTCATTGGATGGGATCATGGCTTTAGAAGAAATGGACAGACGTTCGGCTCTTAGACCAGCTGGGCGGGAGTTGCCATTCAGTAGCGGGGAAGCCTCAACAGCCATCGTACTATACCACGCAGCGGCCACCAAAGTTCTGGGCAGCGACGAGGCACGGTAGGAGGAAGCGGGCAGGGTGTGAAGTGCGTGCAGGACTCCTCCGGTGGCACTTCCGCTTCTTTGATCTGTGGGAGCTGAGGTGCAGGCCCGAACCACATGGTTCTTCTTCCCCTCCAGTTTGCTCCCATCGTGCACTCTTCGCTTTCCAGGTGAATGACTACCACTTCGGGAATCAGGACCCTATTGGCCCTTGTCCACTGCTTTGCATGCAACACGTCGCTGCGATCGGCCGCACCGTGGTTTGCTGGATAGGTGTGAATTCCTGATCCATTTGGATTCCAAAGTTGGAAGTAGCCAATAGGGACCCAACCATCGGGAGTGCCTTCATCCAAGTATTCGCCATACTGCACAATACGACTGCCAGCTCGAAATAGGTCGAGGTGAGTGAAGCTCCAGTCTTCATGCACGCTTCTCCAGCTCCTACGATATTGTGCCCAGCTTTCGTAGTCGGGACACATCAGACGATCAGCTGAGTATATCTTGTTTGGCTGGAGGCATTCCTTACGGAGTACATGCCGAGTTAGCGGAGGTAGATAGATGTCTGCGTCGAGGTGCAAAACCCATCCTGTACGATTCAACGCTTTTAGGCCGACATTGATGCCAGCTCCTTTGTTGAACACTTCTTTGTTTTGATAGAACGCATCGGTCTGGATGCACCTGACGTTGTATTTATTGCAAATTCTAACTGTATCCAGATCGTTGAGGCTTGTGACAACAACCATGTTGTCAAACATTGTTCGATTCTCTGGCAGGGTGTGCGCCAGAAAGTCAGAATAGTTGACGCAAACAATGACGGCTTCCAAGTACATGACGGTGTGGGAAGTTCAGGGTTTTAGAAGAAATGGACAGGCTTTTGGGTCTTCAACAATCTGTATAGCCGATTTCCAGATTGGCATGATCTGGTGAGGAGGAATGGGCCGCAGACCTACTGCAGCAAGGCCTCGATCAAGGCCTGCTTGGAGTTCGGATGTGGGAAGCCTGCCGTCTAAGGCAAAGCATAGTGCTTTGGCTGCAATGTAGACTGCGATCTCGCCGGCTTGGGCGGGTGGAATGGTTTGAGGTGGGGTGTAGTGGATCATGATTCCTCCGGATGGGTGTCGTGGTAGAGGCTAGACCGTCGTGCCACTGCTGCGTTGATCAGACAATTCAGCAGTATTCCAGTGGATTGAAACTCAGCTTGTTCTGATGGGGTGAAGTTGGCTTGTGAGCGGATGATGTTGACGAAACCTTCATAGGACTCTTCACGATCCTCATTATCAGCATCACGTTCTCCCTCAGTGTTGTCGTGAGGTGTGTAAGCGGTGTCAGCCTTGGATGCCAACTCGATGGTGCGATCGACGACACTGTGAAGCATCTCATAGATCAACTCATCATAGTCCTCAGGGTCAACCAAGGGCTCAAAGGCAATACTCATTTGTTTGATGTGAGGGTAAGTTGATATTCCAGATGGGCCACGGTGATGTCGCTGATCAGTCGCTGGGCGGTGCGATCGTTTTGGACGGTAGCTCGATAGGAGAGCTGGGCAATGAAGGTTTTCTCTCCCCCAGTGAGGGCACGTTGGCCTTTGATCCTGAGTTTGGTAGTGATCCAGCGAGCCTGCTGGATGATGGGGTTGACGGGGGAGGTGTCCACGGTGCTGCTGGAGTTGCTCATCAGTAGATGTCGGAGGCGGGGAAGGTGTTGGGAGGGATAGGTTCAGGCTCAGAGGAGCTGATGCCTGGACCAGAGGATTCTACCACAGGACTGGGAGGACCAAGCAAGGCATCTCTGAAAGCGTAAAATTCCTGAAGGTCTTCCGTGTAGTCGATGATGGGAAGGCGGTTTTGAGCTACTTGCGGTTGGGTCATGGTCGGCTCCGTTGAGGACCTCTTAAGTGTACCATCAAAGGCGGGCCTTTTGTCCACGCCCCAGTCGAAGTGGGCCAGAGTTGAAATTGTCCACGCCCCAGTCGGCTTGTGATTCTTAGGCTTGTGATAACCCCCCCCCCCATAGAAAAGCCCTGCTTATGGAGCAGGGCCTGGATGATCAGGGGGGCTGATCGGTTGAGATGGTGGCGGACTGAGGCCTGAAGGTCGGCCAATGCGGTTGCTGGCATCAATGAGGCGTTGGGCCCAAATGTGGTTGCGCCATGCGATCAGCTCCCTGTCTAGGTTGCTAAGGTCCATCAGGCGGTATCGTGTCACCGGCCATTGATGCGTTTATGGGCAACCCATGTTATTGCTTGTAGTTGCACGGGGGTAAGAAAGGGGTTATTGGGACCGTGAAGAGTAGGTGACGGGCAGTGGCCAATCATGGCGGCGGCTTGTATGTAGTCGCGTGCGATCTGTTCATAGAGTCTGGGGCTGATCTTAGGGGTTTTATTGGTGCGGATCGTTTCGCCTGCCCATATTGAATAGGCGTGACCATCTACGCATACAGCCGTCTGTGATCCGAGAATGCAGCGGTAGAAAGCTGTAATCTTTCGACCGTTTAGAATCGTGGCCACATCTTCTACGGTTGGATGCTGCAGTTTTAGGATCGTCAAGGCCTTTTGTGCCATGGCGGCGTAGGTACAGACCTTGACCTGTGAGGCTGCATGTGCTCCTCGTTCGTGGTAGCAGTCGATTAGTGCATCTGCGTCTAACAGGTTGCGATACCATCGATTATTGGGGCTGAGCGCAGCTATCACACCGGCGGCTGTGATCACTCCTACCGGGTAGGATGCTGATAGGTCAAGGGCGGCTGTGTGGGCTTGTGAATACCACTGACGACCGGCGATACGTTCGGATTCCGTGGAGAGGTGAAAGGTGCCAATGATGCCAGTGGTTCGGCTTGTGATGGGAGGTTTAATCATTTTAGATAAGCTCCAGAATGCCGGCGGCGATGATCTGCTCAGGGTAGGTGCCTGTCACGATGGACAAGGCAACCTGCCCTACACTCTCAGAGGCCAGGAAACGCGCTAAGGGCTCGTCTGCTCGGACCGCCGGGGTGAGGGTGTGGCGTGCTACTGCGAGCTCGCCATCAAAGGTGGCGGGGGCTCCAATGGTGAAATGAGCGTAATCATGCACGAACCTGAACAGTAGGTTCTCAAACGGTGTCCATACAGGGTGGGAGCCGTTGTTGTCTGTGGAGACAGGTACAGCACGTATAGTGTATGGATACGGGGATGGTTGAGAAAATGCTATTAGGGCAGACTCAAGTGGCTGTGGGCCTGGAAGGAACACAGGACAGTAGCCTTTGTTTAATACTAGATAATACTGCTCATATAGCCAGTAGCGTGCACTTGTGAGCAGGGCATGGGTTACGGGCAATTGCGCCTCTTCATTGTTCAATGCCTCCCGGTAGCAGGCTGCAAGGGTGGCGCAATGGGCGTCGGTGCTGGCGGTGCGGGTGTAGGTGATTTGGGCTTGATGGGCCTTCTCCAGCTCTTGGGCCTGTAGGGTGGCGGGTTGGCTTGTGGTGGTGGTGGTGTTCGGCAGGATCACCCCTTCGGGCCTGAGCAGGGGGCCACGGGCCGTAGAGGCGTGGGCGTGGTTTGCATCCTTGAATGAGGCGCGGGTGCTGGTGTTCATTGGGAGGCTTGTGATGGGGGGGGGGGTGATGATCAGAATCCTAGGATTCGCCTGATCTTCCCTACGATGCCAACAGGCTGAGGTTGGGGAAGGCACAGCTCGCCGAGTTCGGTTAGGCGAAAAAAACGATAGGGTATTTTA